ATTAACTCGGTTAGGTAGGCAACATGGACGGCTTTGAAACTAAAGAACAAGCAGACGAAACAATGAAGGCCATTGATGAGCAAAAGATTTGTGGCCACGTTAGGTCTTTAGTTGAGGAGCGCCGAGGCCAAGCATCTCGAATTGCCCATGAATCTATCTGGATGACCAATATTGCGGCTATCTTAGGTTTTTCTGGCCTTCAGTATAACTCAACAATGCGGCAATTCATGCCGACTAATAGAGTGAGTGGTAGATCAGGCACACAGCCAATGAAGGTTAATAAGATTTTGCCGACCATTCAAAATAGACAAGCAAAGTTATGTAAAAACCCACCACGATACGAGGTAAGACCCGAGAGTAACGACACTGAGGATAAAGAAGCAGCACGACTAGGCTTAGAAATACTTAAATGGGTATGGGATAAGCAATGCATTGATGAAAAGCGTTTAAACCTAATGATGTGGGTTCAGCAATGTGGCCACGCATACATGAAAGTATCTTGGGACCCTTCTTTAGGTAATGAAATGGTCGACCCTGAGACTCAGGAATTAGACTATGAGGGCGATGTAAGAGTCGATGTAGTATCAGCATTTGAAGTATGCCCGGACGCACTAGCTAAAACATTAGAAGACGCATCTGACATCATTCAAGCGTCGGTTAGAAAGCTTGATTATTTCAAGTTAAGGTATGGCGCTAAGGGTGCTAAGGTTGAGCAAGAAGACGCATGGTTATTGTCTCTCCAGTATGAGGATAGAATTAAGACCATGAACCAAAAGGGGCCATCCAATAGCGGTATGGCTCAAACAATGAAGAATTGTGCTATTGAGCTAGTTAAATACGAGAGACGATCAAAAGATTATCCACAAGGTAGAATGATTGTTTGTGCTAACGGAGTGTTACTAGAAGATAAGCCGTTACCTGTAGGTGATATTCCGTTCGCTAAGTTTGACGATATCACAATCGGTGGTAAGTATTACGCTGAAGCGATTGTCACTCACTTACGACCGATACAAGACCAGTATGACCAAGTAATTAGAATGAGAGCGGATTGGACCCGTAAGCTTCTTACTGGAAAAATGATTGCAGCGAGAGGCTCAGGACTTGCTCAAGAATCGCTCAATGATCAATCGGGTGAGGTTGTTTACTACGATGTAGTGCCAAATGCACCAAATGGAGGAGCGCCACTACCTCTACCGATGCCAACTATTCCTCAATATGCATACAACGAAGAGGAAAGATTAGACTCGATGATTAATTATATCTCAGGCATTTCTGAGGTATCCCGTGGAACAATTCCAAGTGCAGGCATTCCCGCATTAGGGATGCAAATTTTAGTTGAGCAAGATGATTCTAGAATTGGTGTGATGGTTGAGCAGCATGAAAAAGCTTATGCCCGCATTGGTAGCTTAATTCTAAAGTTTGTAGAGAAGTACTACACAATGCCTCGTAAAATGAAAATCACAGGCAAGAATAATTCTTACATGGTTAAGACTGTTACAGGTGAACAGCTAAACGGAAATACAGATGTTATTGTTATTCGTGGCTCTACTTTGCCAGGTTCAAAAGTACTACGACGACAAGAATTATTAAATGCTTATCAACAGGGTTTACTTGGTGAACCAAATGACCCAAGAGTAAGAGAACAATTACTTTCACATTTAGAGTTTGGCGACATTGGCGCAATGTGGAAGGATCAATCACTTGATGAATTCCAATTTATGCTTGGGATTAAACTAATAGAAGCAGGTGAATTACCGCCAGTGCACAAAATGGATAACCATGAGTTTTGGATAAAAGAACTTAATCGCTACCGAAAAGAAAAGACAGGTGATTTAGACACTCTTACAGCTGCTTTAATTGAAACAACAATCAATGCGCATATTAGCTACATAATGGACTTATCAAACTCATTATCAGATGGGCCGCTACCTCCTGCGCCTCCTCTTCCTCCTAAACCACAAATTCCGCCTGAATTACTAGCAAAAGCAGCGCAACTAAACGCATAAAAGGAATATAAAATATGAACGATAAGAAAAAAGAAATGTTGCTTGCACTACTAGCTAAACGACAAGGGCCAAGTGTTGAAGTTGAGATTAATGAAGACGAAAAGTCCGAAGAGGAAAGAGAAGCTAATTCAGACTTAGCACCTGAGGGTGTTGAAATGAGTACCGAGTCAGAGGACATGACCGAAGAAATGCCGATGGCAGATGGAGAAGAAATATCTCCTGAGATGATGGCAGAAATGGAAGCTGCTATGTTTGGTGCAATGAAGCCCGAGCAATTAGGTAAATCTCCAAAAGGATTACGAGAGAGAGCATTATTTGAGATGATGCAAAAACAAAAAGGATAAACCACATTTCTATGAACATTGACGAAACATCGACAAGCACGCAAAATATAGAAGTAACTGAAAGTTTAGACACTGAACCTAATGCAATTCCTGAAGCCAGGAATATCGCTGAAGCAACCCAGAGAGCTAGCAATGAAATGCAAGCTATTTTGGACTTAAGTAATGCGCAAAAGGTAAAGTTCGACGGAAAAGAATACTCCATTGCTGACTTGAAAGAGTGGCAGAAAAATGGACTTCGACAATCCGATTATACAAAGAAGACGCAGGAGCTAGCAGAGGCACGCAAGAAACTCGACACTGAATACGAGCCCTATAAGAAGTATTCAGGAGAGAATTTGTTGGCTGATTTAGCGGCGATTAAAAGTAATCCTAGTTTGATACCAAAGTTTAAAGAGATATACGGCGAGAAGTATGCGCCTGCTCTTGATTTACTTGGGTTAACAAATCAGGAAAAGCAGGAGATGAGACAAGAAATTAAAACTTCTAGTCTAGATCCTGAAACTCAATCCAAGATTGATGAGTTTTTAAGCTTAGGACAAACTTTAAAGGACCGAGAATCAAAAGCCATGGAGGCAGAGTTAGATTCAAGGTTTTCAGAGTTTGCGAAAAAGTTTCCTCACGTTGATGAAGAATTGGCGACGGTGAAACTTGAGGCTATAGCTCGCGAAAAAGGAACTATCGAGCCGGATGACTTCGAAAGAGTGTATAAGGCTTTGAATGATAAAATTGAGAAATCTTTTAATGCTCGCTACAAGAATTTAGTTTCTACGCAAAAGAACAGAAACGCTCAAGGTGCTGACGTGCCTAGTGGTGGTGGGATTCCGGGCCAAGCTCCGAAACAACCTAGAACTATTAAAGAGGCTCAAAGCTTAGCACTCCAAGCATTAAACCAAGAATAATTTAACAAAGAAGAGGCATTCAAATGGCAAATATTTTTGCAAATCTAACCAATGCACTCGGTATCCTCAAGAACTACTATGCAGGACCGATTGTAACCCAGTTCAATGATGAAATTCCGTTATACAAACATATTGAAAACGGAAAAGAGAAATACAATGGTTTACAAGTTAATAGACCATTAAAAGTAAGACGTAACCCAGGTATTGGCGCTACTTCTGACGGTGGTAACTTACCTACTATTGGTAAGCAAACTACTGCTCAAGCAGTTATTACAGCTAAATTTAACTACCTTCGTTTCGGCGTTACTGGACCGATGCTAAAAGCATCCCAAGGTGATAAAGGTTCTTTCGTTAATATCATGTCTTTCGAAATGGAAGAAGGATTGATTGACCTTAAAAATGACGTAAATAGACAATTGTTTTGGAATGGTAATGGTTGTTTAGCAACTGTTTCTGCGAACGCAATTGCTTCTAACGTTATTACAGTAACAGGCCGTGAATCTACTGAAGCAGGAAACAAGTTTCTTGATATCGGTATGGTAATCGATGTTGTTAACTCTGCTGGAACTGTAGTGGCTTCAGCTGTTGAAATTACAGCATTGTCTGGTTCTACAACTGCAACTTTGACTCTTTCCGCTGCTGTTACAGTATCGGCAACAGACATTGTTGTCCGTTCAGGCGCTTACAACATGGAAATTCAAGGTTTGTTAACCTCACAAGATGGCTTAACAACTTCAATTTACAGCATTGATCGTTCTACTTACCCTGTATATCAAAGCAACCTTTTGAATGCTTCTGGCAATCAATTGAACCTAGATTTCTTACAACAAATGTATAACGAAGCTTCACGACGCGGCGGCATGAAAATGGACGCTGTTTTCTCTGACTATGACAGTGAGAGATATTACAACAAATTGTTGGTTGCTGATAAACGCTTTGTGAACACAGTAGCCGCAAAAGTAAAAGGTGACGGCACTTTCTCTGATAAGAATAAATCTTACTTAGAGTTTGCAGGCGTTCCTTGGGTAGCTGATAAAGATGCCCCAACTCGCGTATTCATGTTAGATTCAAAAACATATAAAAAATATGTTCTATCAGAACTCGAATGGGCAGATGAAGGCGGATCATTTATGACAACCCAGATTTCCGCGGATGCATATGAAGCACGTCTTCGTTTATTCGCTAACCTATTCCCTGAAAAGCCTTCAGCTTCAGCGGTAGGACGTAACTATATCGCCCCTTAATTGAGGAATTTATGGACGGCTACTGTAAACGACTAACTAAAGAACTAAAGCTTTATTCGAGAGATTTGTATGCTGACCGAGGGCCAAATGGAGCGGTTCAGATATACAGAAAAGCAACTCGTTATGAGAGCTATGAGTTTGAAGGGAAGACGTTAACAGTAGCTCTCCCATTACCTCAACTTATTTTACATCTTACGGATAACTGGCTACCGAGTGGAACGCCTGTCGAGTGGGGAATTGAGCCAATTTGTTGGAAAATACGCAAGATGGATTCTCACAGAGATGACAGCTATTTTGAAGAGATGTTAAAAGTAAGAGAGATGGACGAAGAGAGTAGAAAGCAATCAAGAAAAAATGAGTTCCGAGCTATTGCAGCGGATTTAAGGAAAGACTTTGCAAAAGCGACGAATGATATAATTGTACAAAAACAGTAAAAGGAAAAAATAAAATGGCTATTGTAAATAGAGACTTACACGCAAGTGAACAAAAAGAAGTATTGCACTTTGTTAGCCAAGGCGCAATTGCTACAGGTACAACCAAGGTAATGCACGTCATTCCTTACCCATGTACTTTGGAGCAAGTAAAAGGGTACGCATTAGGCGTTTCCAATGCTATGCAAGTAGCATTTCAAGTAGCACGTTTCGCAGGTGGAGCTACAGCAATCAATTTGGGTATTTCTAACCTAATTCTAGTTAACGCAGGAACTTCTGGACCATTAGGATATTCAGGTCTTGCTGTGCCAGGTTCTACACTTCTTAGCTTACAAACAGACGACGTACTTCAAATGGTAACTTCTGTAGCCAACGGAAACGCTACTGATTTATCTTTGAATTTTGTTATTAAGAAAACACAAGACATTGTCAGCTATGACGGGGTTGTGGCTTAATTACTTTTGCGTAGCTTAGTAGTGTAATTCAAAATGGAAATAGGGAAGGGGGATGTAAAAAGTCCCCTTTCTTTTAAAGAGGTTTACAGATGTTATTTAATAATTCACCAGGCGGTGGGAGAGTCCCTACTGTACAAAGATTTACTTCTGGCTCAGGAACTTACACAAAACCAGCAGGCGTTCTTTACATTTATGTAAGAATGTCAGGTGGTGGTGGTGGTGGCTTAGCGGGTGGTTCAGGTGGTGGTGGCGGTGGCGCTACGGCTGGTGGCAATACAACATTTGGAACAAGTTTACTTACAGCAAACGGCGGGAACGTAGGTTCCTTTGCTGGTCGTATCGGTGGTGCAGGCGGAACGGCATCGGTAACAGCTTCGGCCACAGTTATTCAATTAGTAGCGGTATCGGGTGAATATGGTAACCCGGCAAATAGTATTCCATCTATTTCTACAGGTGGCGCAAATGGTGGTTCTAATCCTGGTGGTGTAGGTGGTGGCGCAGCGGATGCAGTTTCTAACGCTACTGACGGACAACGCGGAGGCGGCGGCGGTGGTGGCGGTTCGGGTAACTCCTCGTCTGGACAAACTCCCGGTGATGGCGGCGGAGCGGGTGGATATGTTGAGGCATTAATTACAGCCCCATTAGCAACTTATGCTTATGCAGTAGGTGCAGGCGGAACAAAAGGCACAGGCTCAACAAATAATGCCGGGAATGGCGGCGCAGGTGGCGCAGGTTACATTGAAGTATTTGAGTATTACCAATAGGATAATAAAATGAAAACATACTGGTTAAAATTTGGGCCTACTTCAGCAGCGGATTACACGGGATTATTCCCGACATTAACAATTTTTAATAGTTTAGGTATTACAGCGCTTGCAGCGCCGGGGATTACTGAGATTCCGGCATCAAGTGGGCTCTATAGATTTCAATACGACCCGACTACTTCTATTGTGTTTCAAGCCGATGGGGGAGCTACTCTTTCTAGTTCGATTAGATATATAGTAGGAAGCTTAGACCCTAACGATAAAGACGATGAAACATTATCAGCGTTAGGCTCAAGTGTTGCCGCATTATCAGCTACTCTTTTAGGGATTGGTTCGACAGTATTTGCAATAGGTTCTACCTCATTTGCTTTTAATGACATGTTAGGGACCACAGCTTCTAGTTTTGGTTCAACAAGCGCTGACCCAAGTAGTGTTTTCGGTATGGTAAAACGAATACAAGAGATTCTAGAAGGTAACGCTACTTTTGATAAGACCACAGGCACTTGGAATATCTACTCTCGTGGTTCATCGACATTACTTAGAGTTAAAGCTTTGAGTGATGGCCAAACAAGCACAACCAAGCTTTAAGTATTTACTTAGTTAATAAATCTTAAGATAGTGGGGACATATGAAAAAACGCCCCACTATTTCTTTATGCTTAATAGCAAAAAACGAAGCGCATAACATCAAGCCTCTATTTGATTCTATTGAAGGCTGTTTTGATGAGGTCATCCTTGTAGATACTGGCTCGACAGATGACACTGTAAAACTAGCTACTGAGTTAGGTGCTAAGGTATTTCATTTTGAATGGGTGAATGACTTTTCAAAGGCACGCAACTTCTCGTTTGAACAAGCTACTTGTGACTATGTGTGTTGGATGGATCTTGATGATTCATTACGAAATAAAGAAGCATTTATCAAGTGGCGTGATCATGTGATGATGGTTGCTGATTTTTGGTTAGCTAATTACCACTATGCTTTTAACTTCGAGAGTAACCAGCCACTTTGTACCTTTCCAAGAGAAAGAGTAGTTAAACGTAGTAAGGGCTTTTCATGGCGCTACTTTGTGCATGAAGGAATTATGCCTCCTGAGGGTGCAGCAATAACGACCCAAATGGTAGGCACGTGGGATATTGTCCATCGTCGTTCACCTAAGGACTTTGAAGCTGATAAATCTAGAAATATATCATTGTTTGAACTTCATAACTCTACTGATACAAGAATGCTTTTTTATCACGGGAAAGAGTTATTCGAGAATAGAAAAGCAAAGGAAAGTATTCCAAAACTATCAGAGGCATTTTCAAGACCTGAGCTTGCGCCACATGACAGAATACTTTGTATGCAATATCTTGTTTATGCTCACTTAGAGATAGGCGAGAATCAAAAGGCGTTTGAATTAGCCCAAGTCGGGATAAATTTAGATGCTAATCGAGCAGAGTTTCACGTTGCGATGGGTGATGCCAAAGTGAAGCTTGGGGATTTAGTTAGTGCACTTCCGTTTTACTATGCAGCTAAACATTGCCGGAAGAATACTTCGGCGGCGGCTCAGTTTGTCTTTGCTAATTTAGACGCATATGGCGCTTACCCGTCGAATGCCATTGTTAAAGTATACGCCAACATGGGACTATTTGATGAGGCTGAGAAGGAAGCTTTAGAAGCTAAGGAGAGGTACAACCATCCCGAGACTGAAATACTGCTTACAGAAATTAAGAAGCTCAAAGCTATGCATTCTTTCGAAGTGGGAAGTGCTCGCGATTGTACTGATATTATTTTTAGTTGTTTTGCTAATGCCTATGAGTGGGACGGGGTAATTTATCGTAGGCAAGGAATTGGTGGAAGTGAAACAGCTGAGATTGAACTTGCTGAGTGGTTTGCGAGATTAAATATAGACCGAAAGATTATCATATTTAACTCAGTAACAGAGGAAAGGCATATCAATAGTGTGGTTTATAGGCCTATTGAAAGGCTCAATGAGTATTTGAAATACTATAAACCTTGGATTCATATCGCATGGAGACATAACAATAAGATTTGTAATGCGACGACTATTGTTCATTCTCATGACCTACAAACTCCAGGGATTGAGGCATTAGATAGCTTCGATAAAGTAGCAGTACTGACCCCATGGCACCGGGACTTCATGAATGCGACTCAAGGCGTACCGTTTGAAAAGATGTTTTTAACGGGTAATGGTATTATACCGGAGCGATTTACCGGGATTGAGGTAGATAAAAAGGACCCTTATTCGTTTATCTTTTCTAGTTCACCTGACAGAGGCTTAGATAGGGCAATAAGAGTACTTGATGAAGTAAGAAAAGAGTATCCCGCTATTACTTTAAAAGTGTTTTATGGAATAGAGCATTTACCTAAATATGGCCTCACTGAGTTACACGATAAACTTAAAAAGCTAATGGATGAGAGAGATTGGATATTTTACCACGGCAAGACTGAGCAAAAAGAAATGATGAAACATTTTAAGACTGCTAGTTATTGCGTTCAACCATCTAACTTCCTAGAAACATTTGGTATTTCAGCACTTGAACAAGTTTGTTCGGGTATTTATCCAATATTTAGATTAATTGGTGGGATTGCTGACACTTTACAGCCCTTTGTTGATAAAGGAATGGCCTCTTTAATCGATTCGGACTGTGTGACTGACGAAGAGTATAGTCTTTATATCGAGGAGGTTAAAAAAGCTTTAAAAGAACAAAGACATAAGCTTGTGAAAGTAGATGCCGAGAGTTTATCATGGAAGAATAAAGCTATTGAATGGATGGAAGAGTTTAAAAGGCTTAAAGGGGAGTAAATGGTAACATCGTTTGACGTAGTACTTTCAGGATTAGGCCTTTGCACTTTTGGTTTCATGAATGAGAATGAAGCTATTTCAGCACTTGGGTTTGTAACTTTTGGTTTCATTGGTAATATTGAGACTACATGGTCAAATGCTGAACAAAGTGTGACAACAACTTGGGGATATTACTAAGGTATTGTCAAAGTATCGGATTGTAATTAACATTAAGAAAAAAAGGCAGCACCCCATAATCAGGATTGCCTTGAGATCGAAAGGTTTTAAGGTATGACGCTTGCCCAATTAAAAACATTAGTCTCAGTCTGGCTCGATGACTTAGAGTTTGGATATTTTACACAAGCACAGATAACAGTTTGGCTAAATAACGCACAGAAAGAGTGTCAAAAGTTATTACTACAAGCTGGCCAGAATTATTATGCAAAGACGGTAACGACTACGACCGTAGTAAACCAAAACGAATACATTTTGCCGACTGACTTTTTTGATTTGCACAGGGTTGCAATTGTCACGTCTGGCAGTGGTGCAACCGCGACTCAAAGCCCGTTACAGTATATCACACTTAATCAGCGGGATTTAGTTTCTAATCAATCCGGTTCACCACAATTTTATACTTTAATTAGAAACAGGCTAACTCTGTACCCAGTACCAAACACAGCGCAATCAATGCTGTTAACATATTCTTACATGGTAGAGGATATGGACAACGATATTGACGTGCCAGACGTGCCGCCTGAATATCATGAGTTTCTAGCGGTACTAGCTACCCTTGATGGATTCATTAGGGATGGGCGAGACATGAGCCCTATGATGGCAAAGAGAGCGTATTATGAGAATATGCTTAAACAAGCAGCACAAGAGAGAAATCTTGATTCGCCAAGGTCAATTGTAGTGACTGACAGTTATGGCGGATATGATTCTTACATGTGGTAAAATATGGCATACGAACAAAAAAAGACTGAAGTTTATACTTTACTAGGGGGGATGAACAACAAAGCTTCTCCATATAATAATTCCCCCGCTGAGTTTAGAGAACTTACTAACCTTCAATTCTCAGAACCAGGCGCACTAGATAAGCGACAAGGCACGACACTTTACGCACAAGGAAGCACAACAAAGATTTTAGGCTTATATGAGTTTGATCGACTAGATGGCTCAAGCTATTTATTGTTTAATGATTCATTAGGAGTATACAAAACATCATTAGCAGGCACCACATTGATTGGTGGTTATAGTGTTAGCCCTATATTTGGAAACTCGCTTATTACTAACACACTTGGCATTACCACAAGCGGCAATATAGCAGGTAAGGCCGATGTTACGGTTTTAAATAATTGGGGCTTTTTAAGTTTATCTAATGATGAAAACGATAATTTAAATAATACTTTTAATTTAAGAAAAACAAACGGTTCGACTCTGTTTTATTTTGGATTACCTAGACCGCCTTTTTTAGGTATTTCATTTACTGGCACAACGCCCACTAGTGTTTTTGGATTTGTTGGTAATGCCGGAGGAACGTTTGCTGGTGCATCACTTAGTACAGGGCTTTATAAGGTTGGTTATTCCTATATAAATAACAGGGGATTTATAGGACCGTTAGTTTATAATAGGTTCATTACTAGTTCAGCTCTTATATTAACTGGCAAATATGTAGATAATTACATAGACAACGTCGCTAATAATTATTGCATGGTTTTAGGCGGTTTTGCGTCGCCATCTAAAATAGAAACGCTTACACAAGTTGATTCACCTGTGTTGCCGTCAAACTATAATTATTACGGTATTTCTGCGATTGCTGTCTTTTGTTCTTTAGTTAATCAAACAACTCCTTTTTATTTAACGACAATCCCAATAGATACGGCGACTTTTATTATAAAAACATTAGCTGGTATTTCTGAAATAGAGGCTAATGATTATGGCCAAGTTTTAGTAAGCGTTAACAATAACAGACCAGCTTATGTGGATGCTAATTTAGTTTATTCCCCTAAGTGGTCAGAGATATATTCAAATAGGTTATTTCTAGCTAATTTAGGTTCATTCAATGGCAAATTAATACCTCAATTTTGGGACTCTAATGCAAATATTCCTGTAGATGCATCGGCTACGGTAAAGGTGTTTACTGATTCTGAGGCTAAAAGCTCTCTTGTTTATTCTGAACTTGGTGAACCTGAAGCAATAGACTTTTCTAATAACATAGAGGTCAGAACAAATGATGGCGATGAGATAACAGGCCTTAAATCATATTCAAATGCTTTAGTTATCACTAAGAATAGGTCTATTCATCAACTTAACGGCCAAGACCCGGATAACTTTGTATTAAGCCAGGTTACTGACCAATATGGTTGTGTAAATAATAGAGCGATGATCATTTTTAATGATATTTTATGGATGTTGGACCGAAAAGGTATCATTCAGTATAATGGCTCAAATGTAAGCATTGTTTCTATTAAAATGGATTCAGTATTTAACAGAATGAATTACAGATATGCACAAAAAGAAGCGTGTGCAATTTATCATAAAGAACTTAATCAAGTATGGTTTTGTTTTCCGGTTGATAGCTCAGAAAAAAATAACATGATTGTGGTTTATGACTTTGTTTCTAATGCTTGGACAAAGTTCGAAGGTGTTGAACCTTCAGTAGTTACAATGGCACAAGGTTCATTAAGTAAGCCTCAAGCATTCTTTGGAGGATATTCAGGCGGCATTTACTACTTTGGTGAAAGCTTCATGAATGACTACGGGAAAAATGGAATAACATGTTTATTTCAAACTCCATATTACTCACCAACTGGGCATTCTACTGAGAGACAATTTAGAAAGTACTTCTTGGATGTCGACCCAGTGGTAGGTGCTTCAGTACCTATTCAAATGCAATTCTTGAAAAACTACAGTGAGACGATTGGTTTTACAGTTAGTATTTATCAAAGGGCATTCCAAACGAATGTTAACTTTGGAATACCTGCCAAAAGCCTATCTGCTTTAGGCCTTCATTATTCAGCGACGTTACCACTTAAAATTAATGGTTACACTTTTGAATCTCGCTACCAAAGGAGTGAGTAGGTGAAACTTAAAGTATTTAATCTTTTTAATCTAAAAACACTTGAGGAACTAGCAAGGTTTACGTCAATCATGATGAATGATGTGATTCGAGTCATTAATGGCGAGTTATCGTTTCAAGATAACTTAAACACTAAGTTTGTAGATGTGTCTTTTACGGCTGCAAATACTGAGACAATTATAAATCATGACCTTGGTAGAATACCTTCGGGATATTTTGTGGTAACATCAAATGCGGCAACTAGTGTTTATAGTAGCACAACGGCAAGTACTCAAAGTTTAATTTATTTAAAAGCTTCTGCTATTTCAGAAGTGAAATTGATAGTTTTTTAGAGGAGTTTTACCATGGGTTTAGGTAGTTTTATTGGTAATTTATTAGGCATTGAAAAAGTTGTAGTACAGCAAGCACAAACTGTAGATTCTATTCTTAAAAGTGGTGCTGACTTACAAAGTGAGTCTGATAAATTAGTTAAAGAATCAAATAATGCACTCAATGCATACAATGCAAAACTAGATGCCATCATAAAACAACAAAATGAAGAGGCTGCAAAAAAAGCAGCAAAAGAAGAGGCTGACCAGAGGGCTACTGAAGAGAGAAATGCTCAAGTTAAAGCTGAGTTAGTCGGGCAATCACAAGAGTTTGAAAGACAAAGAGGCGGACTAGGGCAGTCAGCTGCAGCTATTGCCGGAGAGCAAGTAAGGCAGGACCTTGGTGCTTCTTTAAAAGATGTGGGACAAGCAGCTAATCGTCGTGGCTTACTTTATAGCGGTATCAAGGAGCAAGCAGCACAAGGCCTACGAGACGAGGCGTCGGCTAACCTTATGGCTGAACAACAAAAGATAAATGAGGACCTTGCGGCTCAGTCTGAGGCTTACAATAAGATGGCGGCTGAAGGTGTGAACGCTAACCAAGATCTAGTTTACGGAAACATGGCCAATAGACAACAAAACGCACAAAACGCTTACCAACAAGGGTTACAGGCAAGACGTGCTAAATTACAAAATAAATCTGGTGTACGTTCTTTAATAAGCAGCGCCAAACAAGGTCAAACTAGCTTTTTAAATGCATATGATGATTTAAAGGAATCTAGTTTTGACCCACAATCTTACCAACAAATAGGACAAGGCATAGGCGCAGTGGGAACATCACTTTACAATAAAATGAATAAAAAAGACGGGGTTAATAATGGCTAATTTAGAGTCACTTTCTATTCCACAGTTGAGCGATCAAGACAAAGAGTTGTTAAAAAACAGACAAGCTAATTTACTAAGAAGTAGAGATCAGCTTGTAGGTGATTCGATGGCTAATGTCGCAAATACTGCGACTATTGGTAGCGGGCCTCAAAGTATGCAACCTAACCTTGCGGCTGGTGCTTTAGCAGCTAGGGGACAACAAAAGTTTCAAGGAACTTTGAATGATATTTTACAGAAACAAAAGTATGCTTCATTTGCAAAGCGTGGGCAAAACTTAGCACAAGCACAAAACGAATCACTTCAGCAAGCCGACAGAATGGCAAAACAATACGATATTACTAATAGATTAAATTTAAATAAAAACGCTTTAGAAGTTGATAACTTTCAAACCACTTTTGACGAAGTAATGAGCTTAAAATACGATAGGCTAGCTGAAGAACAAGCACGCTTAAATAAGATTATTTATTTAGAAAACAAAGAAAAGAAAGCAAGAGAAGAATATAATTCTATTGTTAGAACTATTTTAGGTGGAGCCGGAACAGTGTTTGGAGCCTTAGCAGGTGGAGGTACAGGAGCGGTTGCGGGCGCTGGAGCTGGTTCTGCTTTAGGTACTGCGTCTACATAGAAATTAAAAGGGGTTAATATGGGTTTAGAGATGGCGGGAAATATAGCGGCTTTATTAGGTGGTGCAGTTAAAGGCTACCAAGACCAAAGTGTTTTAGAACTAAAAAAGAGAGAGTCTGAAGCGGATGTATTACATAAAAAAGGTTTAATTGATGCCGCCTACACTAAAGAAGGTTTTATAAAAGGACCAGATGGAGAGTGGGTATTATCTCCTTATGCTATTGAAAAACAAAAGCTTGATGAAGAATATAAACGCGCTCAAATTGACAGCACAAAGGCACTAGCTGAATACCGAAAAGAAGGCGGAGGAATAGGCCAAGAAATTAAAGGAATATTGGGAGGGTTAGATCGTAATCCTATCACTGGTAAACTTGAGGCTGGTCCAAGACTAAAAGCAAAAGATGACTTAGAACAAAGATACAAAGAAGGATTAATTAAAAAAGCACTAGGTGAAGTCGCAGTACCTGAAGCACCTTCAGTAGTGGCAAAAAACAAAATACTTACCGATGCTGAAAAAGCTAAGCTAATAAAACAAGGCTACACTATTGACCCGAATAATCCTGAAAACCTTATTGCGCCAAAAGTTATATATACCCCTGTAGAAGAGGAAATGATCAAGGAAGCGATAAAACAAGGTCGCAAGTATGACCCAAAAACTGGTAAAATAGAAAAACTTTGGGATGTAAAAAAAGATAAACCAGAAAAAACTATTATTGAAGACACTATGGAAAGAGAAATCGCTAAAAAAGTAGCGGTTCAAGCCACAATTCATAGTCAAATAATGCCCGTCATAAAAACTTTTGAAGACCCTAATGTTAGTGAGAAACAAAAAATTGCAGCTGGTGACACTATTGCAAAATCAATCAACTCCTCGGCTGGTAGTTGGGATGCTGTTACTGGTGGCGAAGCTGAGAGAGCTTTGGGGCAATTAGATATTTTACCAAATAAGCATAAATTAAAATTTGGCGCTGACACTCAAGAGTTTTTAAAATCAATCAAACGCTTGAATAAACGAATATACGATACAATAAATTCTAACGAACAAATACTAAGGGGAGTTAGAAGTGGTGGCGGTGTCACTGGGTTATTACAAAAAGATAACGTTCCACTTCCTCCTGACAAAAAAGAAAATGAACCCCCAGTAATGAATAACGAAAAAGTCATTAGAGCTAAATCAGTTCTAAACGACCCCAAGGCTACAGAAAAAGCCAAACTAGGAGCTAGAAAATACTTAAATCAATTAGGGGTTAAATAATGGCTACAAAAAAGGTACTTCCTAAAAAAGTTGAGCCTGATTATTCAGAATTTGAAGCAATAGCGGATGAGCCTGATTACTCTGAATTTGAGGCCATGGCAGATGACGATAATATCTTAATGAAGTCAGTTAAAGATACTTTCGCCGGATTATCAACACTTGGCGGTTGGGGATTAGAAGGCTTAAAGTATGCAGATGAAAAAAAAGAGGAGTATTTAGATGCACCTTTTAGGCAAACAATTAGTGACACCATTGAAGGTAAACCTATTACTGGTTTAATTTCAGGTTTAAAACAAGTAGGAGGCGACCCAAGACAAGCACCTACAGGCGCGCAGATAGCTTCACAATTGGGTATAAAAGACCAAACTCCTTTAGTTAATCCTGAGGGAACCACAGCCGGATTATTAAAAGAATACAATCTTCCGTTACCCACTAAACAAAATATTGCTGGCTTAGGTGTTGAGTTAGCAGCTGACCTATTATTATTTGGTAAACCAATAACAGGAGCAATGAAAGCAGCTGGTGGGTTAGCCAAAGGACTAGTGAAAGGTGTTTCTAAGGTTGGCGACGTTGCTTTGGGTGAAGGTGTCGTTTCTGGTCCTGTAGAGGCTACAGGTAGAATTTTAAAAGCTGCTACTGGTGAGGGATTTAATCCAATAAAAGCAGAGTATGCAGACCGAATGATTGATACCGCTAAAAAAATAGGTATTAGTGAGGACGAATTATCGGCGGCGGCTAAGTATGGGCCTGAAAGTTTGTTATCTCAAACAGAACGGGCTACAATGCAATCCCCAGCTGGTAAAGACATTGTAAAAAATTACCAACAAACAAACGATAAGATTACAAAAGCTATTTACAAAGAAATTGATGATATAGCGCCTCCAATAAAAAAAGCCGAAGTTGGCGAGGTCATTAGATATACAGTAAAAGAAGCTCAAGACAAATTACTAAAGGATGTTGAAGGAGCTACGATGGCTCAGGCTAGTAAAAAAGCGCCATTAAGTAGTCTAAAAATAACTAAAGCAAAAACGCCTACTGTTTTTGAAGAAATGAAAGCTTGGATAACAAATAAACCAATTAAAAAGGAGTTACCAAAAAAACCTTATTTAGAATTAGATATAAAAGCCACTACTCCATTACAGCAAAGTTTAGATGCTTCTAGGAAACTTATTAATGATGAACTCGTAAGTGGGAGAAGTACACTTGCTGCTGGTGAAATAGCAGAATTAAACAAAGTGGTAAAAATAGCTGAAAAAGCACAAAGCTATGACGACGCAGTAAAAGCCTTAAAACAAATTGGTAAGGTAGCTTTTGATGATATTCCAAAAGCCACAAGACTAGGACAAGTTTCAGCACCTAAAGAAGAGGTAATGAAAATATACTTTGGTCTACAAGATGCAATTATAGGCACAATACGAAGCAAAATATCTCCTGAATTAGCTGATAATGTTGTAAAAAATAATATCATGATGACAAGTTTTTTTAGAGACAGAAATTTGTTCATGGATGTTTTAGAAAATGCAAAAGTAGATGGCGAAGCTGTTTTTACTAAACTTATTGGGCCAGGTAAGTCTCAAAACATAAAAGCACTTAAAAACATATTACCCGATGAAACTTTTAAGGAGTTGTCGTCTACTTATATTAATTCACTTATAAAGAAAAATGCCATAGGCGAATTGCTTTATGCTTCAACGTTGAAAAACATAGAATCTAAAAAAGATTTTCTTTTGAATTTTATTCCAGAGAAAAAAGTAGAGCAATTAATTAATACTTTAGAACTCGGAGTAAGACAGGGAGCTGATAAGCTTAATACGTCCGGAACGCAAATTTCTGAAATGATTAATAAAGGACTTTCTGGCTTACTTACAGCAGGAAGAACGCGCACAGGTTACGAGATGTTAAAGAAAAGGGCCAAAGAATCTATAAAACCAACCACACCAATAATTGGTAGAGATGGCTATATAGGTCCTCAAGTACCTACAAGGTTTGAAAAAAGCGTAAAAGGGGCTGGGTTACTAAATAAATACAATCAACAAAGGGAGAGAGAATAAAATGGAAATGACTGAATATTTTAAGAAAAGGAAATTAGCTTCTGCCAAGGCAAAACCAAACGCATTAGCTAGTGATTTAGAAGAAAATGAGCAAATGAATGAACTTGATAGTGATGAAACGCTATTTGAAAGAGTATCATCTAAATATAAAGACAAAAACCTAGGTGTTGAGCCTTCAAAATTTAAATCAAAAGAACCAAGTGAGCTTGAATTAAAAGCTATTTCTGCACGACAAAAAGCAAAGATGGCACCTGTTAAAGAAGAGATGCCTACTAAGTTTGGTAAAGACCTTGATGATAGGATTATTAAACGTCTACAAGAGATTGAAGACGAAAAGCTTCGTTTAATGAATGAGCGAAAGGGCTACAATAAAGAGCTTGATTCTCGTGTTGAAAAACGAGTCAGAGAGTATGAATAAGTTTGGAAAAATCGATAATAGCGAAGGACTGCTAAAGATCTATACCAATGAAAGCGAAATAGCGAAAAAACTGCGTGAAAAGCTTAAGAAAATGGCTGAGAATCGAGGCATTCCTGTAACTGACAAACAGGAGACGATTAAAAATGAACGCAATAGACGCTAAAATAGTTTTTGAGGTATTATTATCGTGCCTTGGCACGTTGTGTGTCTTTTTTTTCAATAGAATAAGTAGAGACATTGGTCGGATGACTGATTCGGTTGAGCAATTAAATATTAAGGTTGCCGTAGTGTGTGAAAAAATAGAAAATCATGACAATAGAATTAAGTCATTAGAGAGGAAAATGTGATGCTAGATTGGATACTAAATTTTGCTGTTAGTTTAATGGGAACTCACCCGGTATTTGGGACCGTGTTAATGATTATGTCATTACTTAGAGTTATCTTTAAGCCATTAATGGGAATTGTGGACGCTTACACTAAATGGAGTGAGAACAAGACAGACGATAAGTTATTCGCTGATTTTATCGCATCTCCATTTTATACGACATTTGTTTATATTTTAGACTTTTTTGCATCGATTAAGATTAAAAAATAATGGAAATATCAGAAGTTAAAAAGATAATAACAGATAAAAGCAAGGAGCTAGGTGTCGATGAGACGCTTGCCCTTGCTATTGCTTCAGTAGAATCTCATTTTAATACGCTTGCGGTAAGGTTCGAACCTGAGTTTAAGTATACACTAAACATAGAAACGCATGCTAAGGCTGCTAATATTAGTTACGCTACCGAGAAGGTGTTTCAGGCCACAAGTTTAGGCGTTATGCAGATAATGGGGCTAGTAGCTAGGGAGTGTGGTTTTAAAGGCAATCTAGCGCGTCTAATAGTAGAACCTGAAGTGGCTATTCATTACTCATTAATTAAGCTTAAAAAGTTATGTGATAGGTACGAAAACGAGGATCATGTCATTGCTGCGTATAATCGAGGCTCAGTTCTAAGAAAGAACAACCAATTTGTGAATCAAGAGTATGTCGATAAAGTAAAAGCCCAATTAAAGAAGCTTAGGTCTAGTATTCTATAATTTCTAGTAGATCATTTTCGATATAATACAAAACATCATAACAAGCGCCACAATCATCACAACTCGCTTTAAAATGGGTATGTTCACTAAAACAGCATGAACATTTAACCCCTGCTTTAACATCTAATAAACACGCCTCACAATTTGGACAGGTAGGAATAATCATTTAAATATTGTGCGGGTAGCAAAATGATTTAGTCCATAGCTTTAGAAAGTTTTTTCTTACAAGCTGGGCATATATTAGTTTTATAAGAAAAAGGTGAGAATACCTTTTTGCATATTTTACAGGCCACTAAATTACAATCTTTGCAAAGGCCGGTGGAATTGATTGTAATAAGTTTCTGACATTTAGTGCATGGGAATTTTGATTGAACTTTAGCCATGTAAAAAGAATGGCTGAAATAATAAGTATGCGCAACTATTTAGGTTTTATCTTAGAGCACTTAGTGCATTTAGTCGTGCCAAATTTGTTTGTTATAAAAATGACTTTACAAGTAGCACACGTTACTGTCCTACAGCTCCTACAAATACCACTTGCAGACATGTGCATTGGCTGATTGCATTTAATACACTTATCTAATTTATACTTGTCCATTTTCGAATATATACTTCAAATATTCTTTCGTTTCTTTTACTTTCTTGGTTAACTCACCATTAAAGTCTGGGCCTTTAATAATCAAAGGCCTTAGTATTTCTTCATCGTAATCAGTTCCGAATAAATCAAGCTGTGATTGAATATGCAAAAAAACTAGTCTGAGCGTATGAATTTCATGATATTTATCGAATTCATTTTTGTGCTCGAATACTGTCTTGTTTGAAATATCCTGGTACTTTGTAGTTACAATAAAACCGTTATCAGTTGTTTCAATTATTAGTTTCATAGTTTATTATTATATCTCTTAACCTGAATAAAATATCTTCTAGTGTTTCGATCTCGCTCTCATAATTTGACACTTCTAAAGTACTGCCTCCGTCATACACTTTATAATATTCTAGCGCCTCTTTTGAGTATTTTTTCCGCTGATCTAATTCTTTAATTAATTCTAGAATATCTTTTTTTAACAAATCGTTTTCAGTTTTCATGCTTTTCTAAAACACCTTCTACTATTGCAATTGCGGCATCTAATCCATTTATTTTACCGTTGATATATTCTAAAGAATCATTACTGCCTGATTCTAGGTATTCGCTAGAACATCGTTTTACTTCTGATGTACACAACCGCTCAATTTCTTCTAAAGCCTTTTGCAAGTCTTGTTTAATTCGTTCAACCTTCAAATAAGGTCTATAAACAAGTTTCGTCGCTGCACTTGCGGTAACTTTATAATCGTTTTCATTAGTTTTAAAATCTACCGGAGTTACTAAACGCAGAATGTCTCCACTTTTAATCATTTGCAAAATAATTTCTGCCAGTTCTGATTCTGCTATTTCTTCACACTTGAGCGAATACTTATTAATAAAGTCTTGTATATATTCTTTTTCATTAAAGGTCATTTTTTAATCTTTTCTAGCAAAAAACGGAAAAATCAATCACTGTTACTACTAAATCGATCAGCATAAAAATGAGTAAAAAAAACATAATTACAAAACAAACACCCAGCAAAATGATAAAAAATTTATCCACACTCATTTCCTCACCTTACATCTACACGGCTTTTCAAAACAAATGATGCAATTCATTCTGTACCTTCCTCAAAAATTGGAGTGAGAAGATTAACTGGAATTAATTGAACTAACTCCACGTCTTGACTCCGACCAAGGCATGGCTTGAATATTTTAGCGTCTTCTTTGTCTCTATATAGTCGATCTGGCATGTTGTAATAAAAACTAATCTTGCCGTTTTCAATTACTTTAAGTCTATAAACAGCCTGGAATAATTTTAATTCTTTTTTTGGAAGCGGCTCAAGCTCCCAGCTGTCTTTAAAAATCTCTCTTACGAGAACTCCACTCATATTGTCGTCAGATATGTAAAAGTAATTATCCCAATGTGGTTGTTTAAACCCTCGGCCTTTTTCAATTTCAGACCATATATCTACTAATCGTGCCATTATTCCGTGACCTCAAACATAATACTAACATAAACCGGATCTACTGTTTGGTGTTGAACTTGAAAAAGCGGCTTATAATTTGGATTGTTTTTTAAAAAAAAGTCTATTTGGTAAAACAGAACACTCTCACAAACATATCTAACCTTAGGCGCTGGCTTTTCTTCGGTTTCTGGAATTTCTTCGAAGAATGTTTTAAAAAGTTCTTCGCTAATTGTTATGATAGATTTATTTGGTAGTGTAATATTACAATAATGGCTAACCTTACCTATACCTAAAAAATCTCGAGCCTTTACTTCCATTTGCTTAAGTCTATACCGTTTCATTCAGTGACCTCAAACATTACGTCTAAATACCCTGTTTCGGTATCTGCACTAATTGAAATAGGTTTGTAATTAATGTGTGAAATTAAAAAAGTTGGTAATTCATGTCTTCTAAAGAAATCATAAACATACCTAACCTTTGGAGTTGGTTTTTCTTTAAGTATTTCATTTAAAGTTTCTTCAATAAGGCTTTCCATTTGTTCCCCAGTTTCTGAGATTTCTTCAAACATTTCTTCAAACTGTTCTCTCATTATAATAAACCAAAATTCCCCACTAGATAAAAAAACGTCATAATAACCATCTTTTTTTATAGCTTTAAGTGGTGATTTAAGTTTGTACCGATTACTTTTGTCCATATATCCTTCCATAACGTTTCACCAATCCTTGAACTAGCTCACTATCGTAATCAAGCTGCTCACACTCTGAACAGCAACTCACAAGTGCTTTAATTTTAAGGATACGATTGCCGGAATGGATAGACCTATTTCTTGGGTCAGTAACGTGAATCGTGGTTGTTTTAGTAATTGGATTCCACAAAGAATCGCAGCGTGAGCATTTCATAGTTTATTCCACTAAAAAGGAAGGTCGTCTTGCATATCAGGAAACATAGACTGGTCAAGCGCTTGAAAAGGAGGCTGTGTTGTAACCTTAGGCACGTCTGTAGTTGTGTTACTTCGGTTATTAAACAACTGAACATTGCTAGCAGTAATGGAAACTTTAGAGACCTTGTGCCCTTCCTTGTTAGTAAACTCTTCATGATTGAGTCTACCTTCAACTACTACTTGATCGCCTTTACTTGCGTACTGAGCTAAGAACTCGGCTGTCTTGCCAAATACTGTAACGCTAAACCAATGCGTTTTTTCGGACGCCTTTTTTTTCTCAGAAACTGCGATATTAAAGCTTGTTAAATTCCCGCCAGGAAACTGACGCAACTCTGGTTTCATTCCTAAACGGCCCATAACTACTACTGAACAAATCATGCTATTTTCCTTCTTTCTCGTTAGCTTCTGTTTCTTTAATCATTTTTTCTAAGTCTGAAATTATGTTTTGTTTTATCTCATCCCAGCCTGGTACTTGTGCCATTCTTGCAAAAAAGGCGTCCTCATGTTCTTTTTGTATTCGATTATTTTCCTTAGTTACCCAGCTTTTCAGTGTTTCTAAACCCACGCCTTTATCTTTGGCTGTTTTCTTTGCTGCTAGCGGAACATCCTCTTCTTTTAGTTTAAAATAATACTCTAAAGCTTCCTTTTTTCGTTCAGCTAGTAGTTTTGTCATCACTTAAATTTACTAACCCGGCAAACTTTGCATAATTAGTTATTGTTGCACTATTCAAGAAAGTATTCATTATCGCTAATTGAGAAAAATTATTATAGCCGCGGAAATAAATATTTTCTCCATTTGCGGCAATACCTACAAAAACAAATGCGCTAACATCCTCAACCTTAATGCTTTTTAATGATTCAAAGGTCTCTTTTAAACCCTTTTCGTTTTTCATTTATTTATTCTCCTTATTTTTTCTACTAAACAACTATCTGTCTTACAATATACCTTCTTATTAGTAACTTTTTCAGAGAATACAAATCAGCAAGTACGTCATCTTCAATATCTAAAGCTTTTATTTTTTGTTTAGCAAAAATTGACTTAAATTTTGAATTACCTCGTTTTAATTTCAAAAAGTAATTTGGCTTAATGGAATAGCTTTTTTCTTCCAATGTTAGACTTATAAGAAACTTTGTAAAATTATAAACTACAATAATATCGTAATCTTTGTCTGTATCTGAGTTATGCACACAATTAGACACTTTTCAACTTCCTGCGCTCTTCTGCTACCCACGTTTTAAGCGCGCAAACACTGACATTTTGTTGCTCGGCTGTTACTTGCATTGCTGCATAGACATTGTTTCTAATATTTAAAAAGAACGCGTCTACGGCTTTTTTCTTTATTTCTTCTGTATATACTTTGCGTTGTTTCATTTCACAATTTTTAATTCCTCTTGAGCCTGGGCGAACGTGTTAGCTTTCATATAATCGCAAAGCGTCGCTATTTCTTTTTCTGTTAGTTCTTTGACCAACATCTTACCGAACTTAGCTTGCATAATTATGCGCATCGACTCACCGCTCCATGCATTAGCTTTGGCAGCTTCTTGTAAACGCAGCATTGGGTTAGGTGCGAACACTGGTTCTTCTTTTTGTGCGCTAGGAATTCTACCCATCATCGCTTTAGTAATTTCTTTTTTCGCGTCCTCTAATTCAGATCTAATTTTAGTAATATTTAATTTCTTAACAGCTTCGAGTTCAGCGTCGGTAGGTAACTTTTCTACTTTAGCAGCTGAATAGTGGGGCTTGAGCGGCTTAGCTGGCATAATCGGACTATCGACAATTATAGGCATTTCATCAAAGTCTACTTCAGCAAACTGAGTACCGTACCCACACAAAGCTAATGCCCTGCCGATTGACTTTGTTTCGCTCTTCTCCATCGCGTCAAGGAAGTGTTTATAATCCTCTCGCCCGTGAGCTGTAGCTATAACCCGATTAGTTTCATCTTTGATTGTACACTTAAATATTGAATAATCTTTTTCGTTCACTAGCTGCTCAGTCTCAATTGACCACAGCGGGCGTTCCTCTCTAAACCAAATCATGCGATGGGCCACCTGCAGGTAAGGCTTGCCCTTTAAGTTTAAAATCGGAAGCTCAGTGCCATTTTTAGTTTTAAAGTACTCTTGATTCATGATCTATTACGCCTCTAACTTTTGAATAGAGTTAGGACTTTTATTAAAACTTGTTCGAAGTGCGCTCGTTTGCTCTAAATGGGCGCCTTCAACTTTCTTCCCATGAATCAAATCTACCCTTAAACCAGCCCTATCGATTTCGGTTCTAATAATCTGATACTGGGCAGGTATCTTTGCTTCGTCGGTGATCACTAAGCGAGGCTGGCTATCAGACAGCTTAAAAACGTGTTTATTGCCGCCTAGCTCTTTTGTACCCGTGAATAGCATTGTTTCTTTAATTGCAGCTTTTAGCCTATCCTCGACAGTCTCACAGGCTTTCCTAACTTTATTTAGCTTCTCAGCTTCTTTTCTGTAATACTCAGCGGCCGATTTCATTCGTTCAATTACATGATAATAACTATCAACCTTTGTGGCTAAGTCTTTTTCGGTAATGTGAATCATGGCATCTATCTCTTCAGATACTTCGCCGTCATTTTCTATGATGAGTTGTTCTAGCTGAATAGCTAGTGAGAATAGTGTTTTGTTTTCCATAATCTGTGTCCATTTCCTTATCTGTGTTTAAAACCTGACAGGCTCAGTTACTAACCTGCCAGGCCATCCTAATTACTTACTTACATTGAGAGTGTCGTATTTATTGCATAAAATCTAACCGTCTCGAGATTCGGTAAATACCAATTTAATCTAAAATAAAAGCTCTATTTTTAATGTTTGTTATTTAATAATTTAATCTAACAATGTTAAGATTTATTAATCAGACACGGGGTGACTAGCACCTCGTTTTATCCTTCGGACGCCTCGGGTAATTGTGCTCGGGGCGTTTTTAGTTTGTTCTTCAATTCCCTAAAGCCACTAAACCCGGCGCAGTTAGTATTCCAACCAAAGGACTCGGCGAGAGGACTTCCTTTGTCGATTCCCCTTTGTCCCCCGTTCCCTGAGGAAACGTTAGTTTCGGTTTTTGCTTTTGCACTTATATTGTTACTTAATATTGGTACTTCGGCTGACACTGATGTCAGGGGTGGGGTGACACTGGTGTCAGGGGGGGCTGACACTGATGTCAGGGGTGTAACGTTAGGGGTGACACTGGTGTCAGGGGTATTTTGGTTATTAATAATACCTATTTTTACTAATTCAGCGTAATTTATTTTACGCACTGTCGTTCTTCCCGGAATAATAATTTCAATTATCAAATTATTTTGCCTTAGTTTATTTAGGTGTCTGTTTATTGTTCGAGTACTAGTGCGAGCTTGTATTGCTAATTTTTCAGCTGACACAAAAATATGAGGTTCGTACGACTTAAGAGAAAATAACAACGCTTTTTCAGTTATTGGAATATTTGCGTTTTGTATTAGATTTAATTTTTGAAAAGATTTTAGATTATTGAAGTCCATTTTGCTTGCACCGTTGTTTATTTTCTGCAAAATGAAATTATTCACTATATCATTTTGCGTTTGTCGCAATACTAAAGAACCTCAGTCGGCGAAAGTCAATTGAGGTTTTTTGTATTTATAATAATAATTAATAAACATTAACACTTGTTAACTTTTCTTTCGTAATGAAAGACGCTTACTTATTCCCTTTTATTTGCAGAGTTTTTGGATAAAACGAAAACATGAAACGCAGCGAAGCTATCGAGCTATTGAATATATTTATAACAAGTACGTTAACCCAACAAGCATGGAGGGTTAACCATCCTGACAGCAGCGACGGTGGGTTGATGCTTATTTTTATTGAGAAAGCTTTGAAGATGGTTCCGAAGTATCAAGATACGGACAACACAGTTAAATATGATTGGGAGAAAGAAAATGGATAAACTAGCACTTTTAAAGGCACAGTACGAAAAAGAATACCAAGAAGTAGTGCAAAACTTACGCGACTCAGGCGATTCTTTAGCTGTTAATGAACAAGAGGCAGCCCGATTGGAGCTTGAGTTTATAGATCGTCTTTTGAAAAACATAGGCGATATAAAAGAAGAAAGACCGTTTATATTTTATGATACTGGTGGCGGTCTTAGGTCGCCATAATAAGATAAATTTGGATAGGTGATAAATGACTAAGAAAAATATACGAGAATTAATTACAAAGTTTTACTCCAAGGCGGAGTATCCTGAGGTTTGCTCAGACAAGTTTAATCTTGAGGATTACCTTTTTGATAAAGTTGTTTATTTTATTAAAGACAAAAACTCGACGGCAAAAGATGTTATGGAGTTGTTAAAAGTCGAATATGGGGAATTAATGAAGTCCAATTCAAAACAAATTATTAATGGAGATTGTAAATATTATGCTATTTAGTAAAAAAGATTGTATGTTCTTTTTTGTGTTAGGTGTCGCAACTGCTACTTGTTTAATTTTAGGTTTGAGATGAAATTTAATTGCGGTGAGATACTATCAAAATTAGTGCTGGCATATATATTCGTCGTGCCATTAGTTTTAATATATTTAATGCTTAAATTACTTAAAACTATGTGATTTTATCGAAGCATGAAGAAAAAGAAGTTCTACCCGTCTAAAACATCAAAAGTAATTAAAACTAAAGTAAAAGAAAAACCCTTCGAAGAAGACGAAGCAAATCATATTATTGTATCAACAATTGAGCACTTTGGGATTGAATCTCAATTAATTAAACTAGTTGAAGAAATGGCGGAAGCTACAAAGGAAATTTGTAAGTTTGCTTTGGTTGAAAAAGAACTAGGCAATGACCTAAAAGAAGAGATCATCGATGTGTCTATTGTTCTTTCGCAAATCATGATGGCACTTGAGATTCACGATGCCTCACATCCTATTTATCAAAAAAAACTGAGACGATTAAGAGATAAGTTAAAAGACTTGGGCGTTATTTTATGAGCGGTTTAAGTCGAGGTGCTTCGTTTTATCCTACCCATGACAAACCCAAGGACGTATTCGAAGAGTATAAAAGCATGAACAACGGTGCTACATGCTACAGACTTGTAATTTATGGAAAGCCTGAAACGGCAAATAAGTTACTTGGCCAAACTTGGCGCAAACGGAAAAGAAACGCTGACACTTATAAAGCAAAGGTGATGGCTGTCACTAGAAATTACTTTTTAGATTATTGTAAACGATTTCCTAGGCTTAAATCAGTTAAGCTAGATATCGCTGTTTTTAGAAGTAGGCTTATGGATTATGACGGATGCGTGTCGACTTTAAAGCCTGTTATCGATGGTTTAAAAGACATAGTTCTTCATGACGACTCTTGGGAGGTGACCGGGCCTTGGCAAGTTGATCAATACAAGTGTAAACGTGGAGAGGAAAAGATAGCTATTATTATTGAGGAAAAAGAATATTTACCTTCCCCACAAAACTTAAAACGAAGAAAACCAAAGAAAGAAACTTTATGAAATACCTTTTATTATTTCTACTAGCTACCCAAGCCCATGCGCTAGATCATGATTCAATTGTGAAACAGATGAAAAAGCCTAAACTTAAAAATGAGATCATGGCTAAATCATCTCACGCCGTAACAGTAAAACTAGACGACCTTATTCCACTAGAAGAACGTAAGAAGCTAGATAAACAGAAA